AACTGCAAGTTTGGCAGGAAAGAAAAGTGCAGAGGCTCGCAAAGCCAATAAAGATGCGGCTTCCGAACGACCGTTGAACAACAGTACGAAGGTCGTTCAACCAACCATAAAACATAAACCAATAACCAATAACCATAAACCAATAAATACTACCCCGCCTGAAGGCGTATCACAGTCTGTTTGGGATGACTTTGTTCTGCAACGAAAAGAAAAGAAAGCATCCATTACCGACACTGCAATCCAAGGTATTGAACGCGAGGCAAAGAAAGCAAACATGACTTTGAACGATGCGCTACAGGAAATTTGTGCAAGAGGTTGGGTTGGGTTCAAGGCTAAGTGGGTACTTGATCAACAGCAAACCATACCTACTGACTTTTGGAAGGACAGGTAATGCAAGGCTACAACGATATTTTGACAGCGGCAAAGAAGGGTGATCGTTTAAACAAGGTGTTCTTTTACATCGACGCCATGCCATACCGAATCAGGAAGGGCGAGGTCATGAAGAAGTTTCCAGTTAACGTCATGTTTGTTGACTCAACTGATGACCCTGCCAAACTATCTTTTAATGCCTTGCGTAATCTTCAAGTGCATATCGTAGGCGCAAACAGCGAGCGCGTCCGAGCCTATGCCGAGCGGGTCTTGACGTTTAAACCGTCTGTGCTTTGCTGGGACGACGGCTGCGAAATGGAAATCATAAGGTGTAAACAATGAAAGACTACGAAAGCTTAGCTCTTCAAATTATCAACGGCGATAGCATCATCCCCTACACAGTGGACGATGAGGTTCAAGCCAAGGTATACGATGGCAGTACGTTCAGGGACGAGCTTATCGAAAGCTTTAAAAGCCCCGACCAAATCACGGGTGCGAAACTTCCTTGGGGATCAACGCATTTCAATATCCGATTCCGGACAGGCGAAACAACCATCTGGGCAGGCATCAACGGTCATGGCAAGTCGCAACTGCTTGGTATGGTGAGCCTTGGATGGATTGCGCAGGGTGAGGGAGTGCTGAACATCTCCCTTGAGATGAAGCCCTTGGCTACCTTGAAACGCATGGCGGTGCAGGCTTGCATGAACGATCAGCCTACCGACATGATCCTGAACAAGTTCATGGACTTCATGCTGTGCGCGGGCTATGTGTTCAACCATCAGGGCAATATCGAGACGAGGATAATCTACGGTGCGATCCGCTATGCCGCATCCAAGGGACTCAAGCACGTGATCATTGACTCGCTCATGAAGTGCGTCAAGGGAGTGGATGATTACAACGCCCAGAAGGATTTTGTTAACCAAATCACCCAACTTGCCCAACAATACAACGTCCATGTTCACCTTGTGCATCACATCCGCAAGCAAGAAAACGAGCAGAAGATACCCAACAAGTTCGACCTCGCGGGATCGGGGGCGATGACCGACCTTGCCGACCAAGTGATCATTGTCTATCGCAACAAGCACAAGGAGCGTACAGTAGAGAAAAATCCAGAGGACAAGGACGCACAGTCTATGCCTGATGCTGTCCTATCTGTGGACAAGAACCGCCACGGGGAATGGGAAGGGCGCGTACCCCTGTGGTACAACCCAAGCTGTAAACAGTATCTATCCGACAGCAGGGCTAGACCACTGGATCTGATGGACAGTGGAACTTACGTGTTTAAACGTTAAAATGAGGCTTGAAATGAAACTTGGAAGCAGTAGGAATCAGTGCGGTGCGTGTCGGGAATACTTCAACTCGAACGGGATGTTTAAGAAGCACCGAACCGGCGTCTTCGGTGTAGACAGACGCTGTTTAAACGAGCAGGAAATGCTGGACAAGAAGATGCTTAAAAATTCTGCAGGGTTTTGGATTGGTAGCATCATGGATAAATCTTTAATCGAGAAACGAAATGCCATACGTGAACAAGAAGAGACCGTATAAAAAAGAATACGCTCAGCAACAAGAGCGTGGCGAACAACCCCTGCGTAACGCCCGAGAACGAGCGCGTTATGCAATGGATGCCAAGGGTATCGACCGCACAGGGAAGGACATTGACCACGTAACGCCCCTATCCAAAGGTGGCACGAACGCCAAGTCCAATCTCAAGCTGAAGACCCCAAGTGCTAACCGTTCGTTTAGCCGCAACAGCGACCATACGGTCAAGACAAACAAACCTAAAAAATAAATGGATATTCTTTCGCCGAGGGGGCAAACCACGTTGCCTGACGAACAGAGGGCAAAGGAGATATTCCTAATCTCCTACCCGAAGTACAGGTACATTGAGACCCCGAAGGATCGCCCTGCGGACGTTGATGCGTTTCTTGTTTTGGATGATTGCATCAAGGCGATAGTGGAAACCAAGTGCAGGTACGACTGTGACCTTATGAAGTTTAAACAGTCATACAGCAATGAATGGTTGGTGACGTTCGACAAGCTTGAGCGGGCAAGGTCAATCGCTAAGTCGTTGTGCGTCAAAGTCGTTGGGTTCTTATACATCAAGCAGTCCGATGTTCTGTTGGTGCAAGAGCTTGTCGATGCCAATGGTTTGTACGTGCCGTCTATCCGGATTGATTCCACAACAACCCAAGCAACAATAAACGGTGGAACAGCCACACGAACGAACGCCTACATAAACATGGACGCCAGCGTACTGCTCAGCGTTTAAACGCTGTAGCAGGAATAGCAAGAATAGCAGTAGCAACCTCGACAAGGTAGGGAAGCGTTCGGCGTTTAAATGTTTTGGCTAGGAAATACAGAAAGGTTTATTAGGTTTTTTAGGTACTCGCCGTACGGATTTTAAGGCAGGGGCATCAGACCGTTTAAACGCTGTATTACTTATTGCCGATTTTTTTGCTTGACGAGAGAGAACTGGTCAGGTTTCTTTAGGCGAAAAAAAACCCCCCGACCGCCGTAGCAGAAGGGGGGTGGTTTACTGCGCAAGGATATCAAGCGCCCAGTCAAACATAACAAGCGCAACAACAATGACCGCAACAAAGGCGATCCAATCTCCGATGGTTTTCATTCTGCATTTCCTCCCACATTATTAAAGGTTTCCCACTGGTATATATCAACCTTGATCCACACGTAGTCATCAAACTCTTGCATAACCTCGGCATCTTCTAGCATTTCGATAGCTGTTTTAATCTTCAGTTTTTCCAGAGTTGCGTGTTTGTGTAATTCTCCAGTACTGTTCAGCATATTCACAAACTCTTGTGCCTCTTCCTTGGTGTCAAAAATTAAGTTGTCACCCTGTTCGTCTATGTACTCTGTGTTGTATCCATTCAGGTAAACCGCCCAACCAGTGGAGGCATCTTCCACTTGCCAGATCTTTTTCATTCTGTTTCCTCCTCAACGGTAAGCACTTGAGCAAACAAGTCATCAGGATGTTCTGAGTACGCTTTGCAGATAGCTTGCTGTGCCGCATCTTCTTCGCTCTCTGCAGTGATTAAGAAATATTTTGTCGCTTGGTAATGAACTTGCACTTGATAGGTTTTCATGCTGTTACCTCGTTTTGTTTGTTTACTTCTGCGACTGCGCGGTTTGCTCGTTCCAATGTGTCTGTGTCCACTGAGTGACAAGGATTGGATGGTTCCTGCTCTTCGACAAAATACTTTGCCAGTGTGAGCGCAAATGTAATGTCTTCGAATTGCTGTTTTGTAATTTTCATTTTAAGCCTCACTGAATTGAATTGTTAATTGAATCCTGCGCATCATAAACACTGGTAATCACCTTTAGGACGTAATCATTAAACACGTCCTTGTCGTTGCAAACCATAGCCCCTGCCTGCGCCAACAGCATGGCAAGCGCGGGGATGACATTGTCTAGCTCCTCCCCGTCCAGTGCCGCCGCGAGCTTTTCTGATAATTCCATACTACCTCCGGAGTGTTTTAAGTAACGTGTTGAATGATGCTGAGCCTAGGTCATGCGGGTTGTCTGTCTCGCTAGAGTTGTCGAACACCCTGTTGACCTCGCTACCGCCCACGCCGATAGCGATGACCGTAATGCCTTGCTGTTTGGCAACGTTCTGCACGTGCCTGATGTGGTCATTGATAAACCCGTCCGCATCAGTCAACACAAACAAAACCTTGCGGGTCTCGCGCTGTTTGGCGAGGTCTTCAATCGACAGCATAAGCGCAGAGTAGTCTGGCGTGGATGACCCAACCCATGAGGTCATCGACCCAAGCTTGGGGGCGGCAACACGCAAAGGCTCGCCCCATTTCTTGAACGGGATTAGCGTTGTTGTTTGCCCCTCGGCAAGAGTTACCGCGCCAGTCCCGCGCCGCTCCACGCACTGCGTTGTGCTGTAGCCCTTGAATCCGGTCACCGCGAAGTTGATGCCTGCCTTGTCAAAGATGCGCGACAGTTGAATCGACACCGCCTGCGCAACATCGATCCGGTCTGGCCTGCGCATCGATCCACTGCAATCGATCAGCACTGACACCGCACTCGTGTCGGCCTCCTTGATGTCGCGCCGTTTAAACACCGTTGCTGAGCCAGTAGCAAAGCGGGTCAACGCCTTGCGGTCAAGCTTGCCGGACTCTTCATGCGAAGACCAACCGACCAGATCGACCGACCGTAGAATGCGCAGGAGATGCGCACGTGTTGCACCCATATTGCTTGGCACGTTGTTGTAGCAATAGCTGAACTTCTGCTCGCATTCTGCTTTGTTTAGACTCATGATTACTCCCAGATAAATTGTGCGACCGTTGGTTTGCTAATGGACGGGCGAGGGATCTGCTCTTTACAAAGCTGTGCGTTGCCGCTGATCTCTGACTCGATGAATCCTGCAGGGTCAACGTCACGCGCCCCGCTCCACTGCCCATCAGATTTCTTTTTGCCCTTTTCTTTCTCGCCCTCATCGGACTTGTCACCGCCCTGCCCATCCTGCCCATCCTTGCCGTCCTGACCGTCCTGACCGTCCTGTCCCTGCCCCTCAGACTGCCCCTCAGACTGCCCCTCAGAGCCACTAGGATCGTCTGTGGGCGGGTTTTGTGAGTCACCCTTACCCTGACCCTCACCCTCTGGCTTCGGAGGCTTCTGCGCGTCCGCGTAGTCCTTGATGTGTTGGTACAGATCGATTGCCGCAAGCACCACGCCCTCGGTATTGAACGCATTGCGAGCGCGGCGCAGTGCCTCATGTAAATGCACAGCCAATGGTGACTGATCGATGATCGATGGGACGTTGACGTGATAGCCGTTTAAACGCCGACC